GGACTGCGAGCAGGAAAGCGCCACCCGACAGGGCGGCGACGGCAGCCAGCGCGACCAGGACGGCGGTCGTTTGAATGACCGGGGCAGGGAGCGCCCCGATACCGGCAGAAATGTCCGCGACGGCAGTAGCTGCAGCCGAAATGGCCGGCAGGAATGCGTCTCCGAACGTGATGGCTGTGTCATAGATGCCGTTACGGGCAATCTCGAGCTTGGCCGCGGTCGTCTCGTACCGCTTCTCGGCCTCAGCTTGCAGCGCGTTGTTCTCGCCCCAAGCTTTTGCGCCCAGGTCGAGCGAATCCGACAGCAGGTCGCTGGCACCCTTGAGGCGCAGCAGCGTCGATACCTCTTCGGTTGACTTGATGCCCAGGTCAGACAGCGTGCCGATGACGTTGCCGCCCGACGACTCGACGTCGTTCAGGCCCAGGATGAACGAGTTCATAGCCCCGATGGGGTCAGACTCGAACGCGGTTGCGAAGTCCTGTGCGGACATGCCAGCCACGTCAGCGAACGCCTGCGCCTTGTCGCCACCCTCGGACAGTGCGGCGTAGACGTCCTGCAGTACGCGGGACATTGCGCCACCACCGAGTTCGGCAGAGATACCAACGGACGCCATGGCGTTCGACATGGCGAGAATGTCGGCCTCGGACGCACCGATGAGCTTGCCGACACCAGCGAGACGCTGCGCCATCGAGATGATTTCCGCTTCCGTCGAAGCGCCATCGTTACCCAGTGCTACAAGCGCTGAACCTAGGTTCTCGACCTGATCCGGTGCGGTCCCCATCACGTTCATAAGCTGAGCAATCGACGTTGCAGCCTCATCCGCAGAGAGGTTCGTCGTCTCGCCCAGGTTGATCATCACTCGGGTGAAGTCCGTGATCGAGTCACGCTGCACACCGAGCTGCCCTGCCGCTTCCGCGACCGCCGCAATTTCCTCATGCGTGGACGGCAGCTCACGTGCGAGACCGCGAAGAGATTCCTCAAGCTCATTCATCTGAGCCGGGGTGCCGTCCACCGTCTTAGTGACCCCCGCCCATGCGGACTCCCAGTCCAGAGCTGCCTTCACGGCCAGTCCAGTTGCAGCCAATGCAGCAGCCCCGACTGCAACGAGACCGGCACCGGCGGTTGTCATCGCCTGGTGCTGTTTCGCAACAGCCTGCTCAGCTTCCTGAGCTGCAGCCTTGGTCTTCTGGGTAGCCCTAGCGGCCTGTTCAAATCCCTGAACGTAACCAGCGACTTCTGCGCTGAGAACTACTTTGGTCTGGCGGTCTGACACCAAAACCACCACCAATCGCCGTTGTTGAAATAGAGTCAGGGGATGAAGATGTGGAAAGCCGCACTCGCGCTACCCCTTTTGCTGATCGCCGGGTGCGCGTCGAACGCTGGGCAGCCCGCAAGCGCGCCAACAGCGACTCCCACCGCCTCCTACGCAGACCAAATGCGCGATATAGACCACTTCTTTGGCTACGCGGATTCCGACCTGCAGTCAGCAGGCGAGAGCATCTGCGCCGCCATGGAAGACGGGACGACTTTCGAGCGCGCTAAAGAGCTACTTGGCATGAATGGAATGAGCGACGGAGAAGCGTCGGAGGCGGTGCGCTTGAGCGTCGACGAATACTGCCCTCAGCTCGCAGGCTGATTTGGCAAGGCAACGGTGAAGCGGAATCCGTGCATCTTCTGATGCGGGTATTTCTGCCGGAACTCCTCTTGCAGAGCATCTAGGGATGCCTGCGCGAAGTCAATCGTTGCCTCTGCGACGAAGCGGCCCTTATTGTCGGGATCCGTTGCAACGTCCATCGGGATACCGTGCGGGCCGCGCATCCGGTCCTCGAGTCGCGATACGAGCAAGACCGCAAGCTCATTGGGCGTGAACTCCGGGTCGCGTCGCTCGATGGCGGTCAGCAGTTTGCCGTCATCGTCGTACACGTAATCCGTGCGCACGGTCGGCTCCCAGCCATGCAGCCGCCGGATGGACACGCCCATCTCACGAGCTAGTCGAGCTTCTTCTCCGAGACGACCAACCGTGCTTTTTTTAGGGCCTCGAGGCGCTGCTCAGGCTCCCACTGGTTGAGCGCCCAGATGGCAGAGCAGACAGCGGAAATGTCCGAGCCGGGCAGCTTGGCGAACAGAGCCGCCCACTTCTTGCCCTCATATTTGACAGGCACGCCGTCTTCGATCACGGCACCACACAACGGCGCAGCCTTGAGCGCAGCCGCCTGAAAGTTGTACCCGTACCGGCGGTCGATGGGGGACTCAGCTCGCGCCGGCGACTTGGCCGTAATTTCAGCCCACTGCACCCCGCCTAGCTGCTCAAACCTCAGGGTGATCAGCTTCCCAGCGAGCGAGACGTCGACCGTCGTGGACGGAATGGTCTCTTCCTCAGCGGACACCAGCAGTTCATCAAGCAAAGACATTGGTTTTCCTCCCACGGAACCCACGGACATGAAGGGTGAAGCCGGCCAGGGCGCTCCGTGGGCGTGGTACGCCCTGGCCGGGGTATTGGGGTGGTTACGCCACGATGAGAACGTCGCGGTGCACCTTGCCGGTCACGTTCAGCGCCTGCGTGCGCGTCAGCTCCTGGTTGGTTACCGGCGCGTTCTTGAGCGAGGTGGACGCCTGAATGGGGATGACGTCCACAAGCTGATCCGCGACCGGCTCAACCTCATTGGGAACAGCCCAGCGCTCGACGATGTAGCCCCTGGTGCCCTTGGGGAGCGCCAGGCGCACAATGTCGCCCTCGGTGTTCGTGTACGCGTACGTGATCGCGAGGTCGTCGACCTCGGTGCCGTCGTACTGCAACTGCGTTGCCAGCGTCAGACGGTTGGCGGTGACCTTGTTGATGGTCACCGTGTGGTTGTAGCCATCGCCAGTGATCGAGTACGTCAGCTTCACGACGCCGGACGCGGTGAGTTCTGACACCTTCGGCTTCGCCGGGTCGGCCAGCGTCGGGACGAACAGGACAAGCCCGTTGCCGTCGGACGGAGTGCCTTCGGGAACTTCTTCGAGGCTCATTCGGCCCCCTCCTTTTTGGTGTTGCCCACGGACTTGCTGCCAGAACCGGACGGTCGAGCAGTGGTTTTGATGACGCCGGGAGGCTTCTCAACCGGCGTCTTCTCGAGCACCTTGTAGTCGTCGGGGTGCGATGCGACCCACTCGGACGGTGCGTAGAACTCGTCATCAGGCCCGCTGGCCGACTTGACGCGCAGGAATCCAGTCATTGCTGCTCCTTATAAGCGGAAGGCCCCGCAAGAGCGGGGCCGTGTGTCAGGCGACGAACGATGTAAGTTCCCATTCGTCGACGAGGTAGTACAGGGGCGGGTTGAGGTCGGTGTCATCCTGCATCGGTTGACCTGTGGGGTGGCGGATAGGCCAGCAGCGATGCCCGTCGACCGGCAACACCGTGTCGAGCAGTTGCGCCCGCAGGCGGTTGGCAACCCACCGCGCCTGACCTGGCGACGTGCCGACGCTGTGAGTCACGTACGTCCAGTCCTGACGCCCCTGCGGACCCGTGAACCGGTGACGTGAGTCACCGGGTGTCGGAGCGAACACGGACACGTAGAACTCCGGGCGCGTCGTCACGTTGCCCTCGTATGTCACGTCGGCAAGCTCAACGTCACGCTTGATCGCGTCCATGAACGCGTCTGCGTGCGACTCGACGCTCATAGGCCTGCGGCTTTCTGCGCGTCGGCTACGGCGGCCTGTAGGAACTGCACGTAATCGTCGTTCACTTCCAGCAGAGCGGCCCGGCCTGATCCTCGTGGTGACGAACCGAGCGAGCCGAACTCGTCGACCCACACCAGGCCGCCCTGCTGCCCCTTGCCGCCCGACTTGGGGGCAACCTCGGCGCTGATGAGATTGCCCCGGATCGCCTGCCCGCCGTACAGATCAAACCTGATCGCTCGAGCCGCGTGCGGGAACGATTCAGAGCCGGACAGGCGCGAACGCCAACCCTCTTTGACACGGACAGCGCCCTTGGTCGTCGCCCTGCGGACGTTCTCAACCGCAGCCTTCGGGATCTGCTCTAGGTCGACAAACAGCTCATTCAGTTCAGACGCGTCGAGTGGCATCAGTTAGTCACCTCCACGGAGAATCGACGAGCGGTCATATCGCTGCCGACTGACGGGGCCTTCACCCGCGCCCATGTGCCGACCATGCCGGGGTCGGTTTCGGACTCGGTGATCTTGACCACCATGTCTTTGCCGACAGCGGTAGACGTGTCGACAGGGAGCGACAGAATTTGGTCCTGTTCAAGAAGCAACTGCCCCGCGGCGTCAATCTCACCCGCGGCGGTGTTGCTGGTCTTGAGTCGGCACGGACCCGAGTAGACGGCAGTGAATGTCGTCTCGTGCTTCCCGGTCGTGGGGTTTACCTTCGGGCTGCGCGCCTCGGTCCCGATGTCGCACCGGTCTGTCATGCGCTTTTCTGCCGCGCGTCGACCAAAACGGAGGATTCGTGCCTGTCGCATTGCGCCTCCTAGTACCAGGGGATATAAACGCCCGGGGTGTTTGTCGGCACGTAGCCAGCACCGGACTCGACGGGGCCGCGGGTGGTCTCGATGGTGCCGATACGCGACCGCCCTGCAGCCCTGAGAGGGGCAAGCTGCCGTTTCTCGCTGGCAGTGAGGTACGCGCCTGACTCATCGACCTTCCATGCGGCC